ATTTTCAGTAGAGCAGAATCCACCACTGCCAGAGGACGAGATAGAAGAAAAGACAACTAACTTAGCTGAGGTAGAAGCTTCTGTAATGTCAAAAAAGACGTACATGAAGCGGTGGTATAATCTTACTGATGATGAAGTTAGTGACGAGCTTAGACAGATTGCTTTAGAGAGGCAAATTCTTGATGATTACGCTTATGACCTTAACAATGGTTATAATGGTGACAATAAGTTTGTAAATCCAGGTGACGATGAGTTTAATATGGCTGGCGTAAACAGTATTAAATCAGACGGCACAGACAGACACCATAATAACGGTATAAGCAAAGAGAAACAAGCTGAGATGGATGCAGATGGAGAGATTGAGGAAAGTTTTTCTGGTGGGCAGCAAATCACTACTCATCAGAGTATGCGGAGGAATCTGAATGCATCGCAGACGTCATCAATGATTAAGGTTATTACTCAGTACAAAGCCGGTACAATAACATTAAATCAAGCAGTTAGTATTATGCAGTCAATGGGCCTTGACGAAGCATTTGCTAGAAAGATTTTAATGGAGAAAGATGGCATAAATAATGTCGTCAGCTGATAGTTTCTTTAATGAGGTTGTAGAGGCCCGTAATGAATACACAAGACGTCAGGAAAGATACATAAGAAAGAAATACAACGAGTGGGCCAGAGAGGTTAAGCAAGAGTCTGAGAGACTGTCTAAAGCAAACGATATAAACAGAGACAGAGAGCTTGCAAAATTTTATTACCAATTGAGAAATGGTAGTAGAAAGTTATCTAGTGAAATAAATGGAGAGATTAAAAACAATGCAAATACAATTGGTGAGATTGTAGTTAGAACTAACAAGAAATGGCTGAACTCTTTAGGTTTAAGTACAGATTCTTTAGATTACAGATTGTCTGCCGCAAAAGACTCAGCCATTCGTTCTATATTGAGTGGCAACCTATATAGTAATGGCCAGCCGTTATCAGATAGAATATGGAATGCTACAGAAAGTAACCTTAAGGATATTTACAGCATAATAGGTAGGGGTATAGCTTTAAATATGCCACCTGACCAAATTGCTGTACAGCTAGAGAAGTATCTTAATACATCTAAGAACATAGGTTATTCAATGAAAGGTTATTCGTCATCAATAAATGGCCCAATGAAATATATGGGTATACAGAATAACAAGGTTGATTGGAGAGCACAGAGACTTGTTAGAACTGTATTACAACATGCTTACCAACAAAGTCTTGTAGCTACAACTAAAGATAATCCACTTGTCATTGGGTATATATGGCATGCAGATGGAGCTAATGCTTGTCCAATTTGTTTAGATAGAGATAATACAATGTATTCTGCTGAAACAATGCCGTTGGACCATCCAAATGGTCAGTGTGATTTTGAGGTAGTGGTTAAAGAAGGTATTCTAGATGGGTTATCTATAGGCATTGAATATCCAGATATAAATAGGTGGATAGATGATGAATAGGTATATATCCAGTATTCACCAGTTAGGCCCAGGATTGATTTTGTATCTTTGATAATAAAAATATAGGTATTAGATTTTAAAATCAATCCTAGCCATTACTGGTTGATTACAGTATGATTGTATTTTGATAAAACATTTAAAAATTTTTGATAAAACAGTTGACAAGTAATATTTTATATGATAAAATTTATAAGTCAGGCAGCAGCATAAGTATCAGACTTATATGTACATATACATTAGTGACCGACACATTAACCGGAATAAAATGTGTGTGTACTCGCTGATTACATATATCAAATGTTTAGTAAACACTTTAGTTCAGTGAGCCGGTACCTAGTACGTTACTTAGGATTTTTACCATGAATATGGATTGTATATGAAAGGAAAAAAAATGGGCGACACAAATCAAACAGATGAGCAAAAACAACAGAACAATTCTGGTTCAGAAGCAGGACAGCAGAACAATAACAGCCAAGAACAGAACACCGGTGGTGAAAAGTCTTTTACACAGTCCCAAGTATCTAGCATGATGGCTAAAGAGAAGAGGCAGGGTAGAGAGTCTGTTTACAAGGAGCTTGGTATTGATGTCAACGATTCAAAGATGGTTGAGTTGATTAAGAACTTTATCGGTTCTCAGAAAACAAGTGAGCAGGTTCAGCAGGAAGAGGCAGCTGCAGCCGCAGCTCAGAGTGCGG